CTGAAAATATAATTAACACATTTAAGTTTACATATTTTGATATGCCATTTGATGATGTTAAGCATGAAGTTGTAACATTCATGGTTATAAACATGCACAAGTATGACCACACCAAGGGTTCTAAAGCGTTTAGTTATTTTTCAGTAGTCGCTAAAAATTACCTAATACTACATAATAACAACAATTATAAAAAATTAAAAAGTCATGCTGAAATGAGCGTTTTAGATAATGAAAGAAAAAATGATAATTTCAATAAAAACGATATAAAACAATTTACACATGAGCTCATAGAATATTTTGAATATAACTTACCATCGATATTTAAAAAACAAAGAGATTTGAATGTAGCTTATTCTATTTTAGAGTTAATGAAAAAAATAGATGACATAGAAAATTTTAATAAAAAATCTCTTTATATTTTAATTAGAGAAATGACTGATGTTAATACATCTCATATAACGTCAGTTGTTAATGTATTAAAAAAACATTATAAAAAAATATTTAATGAGTATTACAAAACTGGAAATATATTAATTGATAAAAATAAACCATTTTTTTAAAAATACCAATAAATAAAATTTAATATAAACCCATCTTTTATCGGATGGGTTTTTTATTTTTATTAACTTTCTTACAAATTTAATATTTATATATGAATAAATACATCTAAAGGGATATAATATGTCAGACAAAAACGAAATATTTGAGGGTAAAACCTTTCAAGACTTAACAAAAGATATTTATGAAAACACTACAAAGCGTAAAGTTCAAATAGATTTGTTAATATCAGAAATACATGGATTTATTCAAACTATAGATGATGTAGTTATGGTAGCCCCAATCATAAAAGAGTATATGGATACAGCGGTTAAAAATGATGAACATCTTGTTAAATTAGCCGGAGTGCTTCAGAGAATTATAAATAAATCTGCTGGAGAATCAGATGAAAGTATGTTATTGTCCGATTCTGAAAAAGAAGAATTAATGGGAACACTTCAAGATACTGTAAGTGATTTACAAAAAGAAAGTGATAGATTAAATATGATAAAGGATAAAACTTTAAATATGGGTGACAAGTAGTGGGTTCAATATTTGCAACAATACCGGGAAATAGTGTTAAGGGATTTTTAAATAAAAGATATGATGTTCCCTTTTATTTACAATTTGTTCCTGGTTATGTGGTGGAAGTGGTACATTCGTATGAAAGCTTAAGATATGATGGTGACAATACTTTAAATACTATTATAGCTATACCTCATATATCAGACAAGTTATATAAAAGAAAGTCTGCTGTGGGTGAAGATTATAGATACTATCCACTATTGAGGGGTATTACTGATTTACCATCAAAGGGAGATCCTGTATTATTATGTACAATTGGAAATACTAGATATTATTTGGGACCACTAAATACCGCTAATAATAGTCCTACTTGGAATAAAGATCCACAATATAATTCTGAACAATCTTTTAATTCTGATATAGGTAATGTTGGGTCTAGAGGAGCTGATGGTGAAAGTCTTTCTTTCAATAAAGAAAAAAATTATAAAAGACTTCATAAAATAAAAAAAGAAGAATTAGATTTTGGTAACGCTATTGCTGAAACAACAGGTGATACTTTACTTGAGGGTAGACATGGAAATAGTATAAGAATAGGTGGTAGAAATAATAATCCATATGTTTTTATTTCAAATGGGAGATTACCAAATTCACCCATGGAAAGTTTAAAAGATGGTACAATAATAAGTATTACAAAATATGGTTCATTAAGAGAACATTTTGGTATTTATAAGAAAGATGAAAATGGAAGAAATTTATATGAACCATCTGTTATTGATTTTGTACTAGCTTCAGATACAGTTGAAGAAAATCAAAGATTGATGTCTAGTGTAATTCAATCAATAAACGCTTCAGATGATATTAGTAAAGAGATTTATGAATACAACAAAAATCAAACATTAATTCATTCTGATAGAATTACATTAAATTCTAAATCGGATGACATATATCTTTCATCTTTTAAAGATATTCATATTGGAACTGGTAGAAGTTTAAGTATATCGACTAATGAAAATTTAATAATTGAATCGGATTCAATATTTATTGGTGATCCACAAAAAGGTGGTGAAAGTAGAGTAATGGAGCCGATGGTGTTAGGTGAACAATTAGTTATAATATTAAAAGATTTAATTAGTGTATTACAGAAAGCGAATGGGTTAGTACAAGGTGTACCTGTACCATTAGTAGATTCAACTATGGCAGCTCTTGCACCGCAAATTGCATCTATAGGTAATCAACTAAATAATATATTAAGTCAACATCATTATATAGAACCAAATAGATAAAGAGGTAAGTATGAAAAAGAAAACAAACATAAGACAAGTGATAAGAACAATAGTTAGAGAAGAGGTGGCTATGGCGATTGGTGAAGTCATATCTGAATTAAAACAACCAACTCAATCTCAACCACAACCAAAAAAAATCGTTGAGAAAAAATCATTTACAACTAATTCAGTATTAAATGATGTATTGAATGAAACAGCTCAAGATGAAGAATGGAAAACAATGGGTGGTGGTAAGTTTGATTCATCAAGAATGAATGAATTGGTTGGCAAACAATATGGTGATATGATGAATAGTAATTCTAATATAGCTGTAACTGTTGATGGTCAAACTGCTGATTTCTTAAAAAAAGATTATAGTGCAGTTGTAAAAAGAGGTTTAGAAATAGACAAACAAAAACATAGAGGATAATAATGGGTTTAAAACAAGATTTAATTGACGCTAAATTAGCAGCTTTAAAAATTGATGCGAAAATCGCTGGAGCAACTGAAGAAGAAATTGCTAATATTGTTCCAAGTGAATCTATTGAAGAAGAGGTTGAATTAACAGCTGAAGCTATCATACGATTTTTAACTGACGCTGATTTTAAAATTACTCAATTAA